TAAAGAATTTTATTTACTTTGCTTTGGTTTAGCATTCTACAATAAGGAAAAGTACAAGGGTTATAAAGTCTTTAACATAGAAAGTGAAAGAGATGAAGTAACAATAATATCAAAGGATGACTTTGTAAGAATGTTTACAGAAGATATACCAGAGGCTAATGTCGTTAATTGAATTAATAGAGCAACATATAATAGATGCTTGTGTACCTAGAGAAAAGATAAATACTTTTTGGTTATCAGACAAACATAGTGAAAAAGACTACCAAGAGGTAAGAAACACTTTCAAAGGTGTTAATATAATACTTAGCGAGGGACAAAGAAAAGATAAGACTTTAATACAATATAAAAACTATTGATTAATCATTAGAATTCAATGGCAGGAACAGGAGGAAAAAGAGAGGGTGCAGGTCGAAAAGGTTTAGCAGATGAAATAAAAGGCTTTACTTTAGCACAACCACACGTACAAGATGCGTTTAGAGTTATTGCAGAAATAATGATAGACGAAACTAAAAGACCAACAGATAGAATAGCAAGTGCAAAGATTCTAATTGAGTACGGTTGTGGCAAACCAAAAGAAACAGTTGACAATAATATTACTATAAATGACTTTAATATAAAAGATATTGTTAAATTTAATAAATGATAGGAATCTATAAAATAACAAGTCCAAGTAATAAAGTTTATATAGGTCAATCTATAAACATAGAAAAAAGATTTAGGTCTTATAAAAATCTATTGCATTGTAAAAATCAAATAAAGTTGTATAATTCTTTTTTAAAATATGGAGTTATAAATCATACGTTTGAAGTGTTAGAAGAATGTAGCATTGAATTATTAAATACTAAAGAAAGATATTACCAAGACTTTTACAATGTTTTAAATGGTGGTTTAAATTGTCTATTAACAAAAACAAATGATAGGTCAGGAAAGATGTCTATTGAATCTAGATTAAAGATGTCTAGTAAACTTATTGGAAATAAACGTACATTAGGATTGAAGCGTTCAGATGAACAAAAAACAAGTATATCAAATAGAATGAAAGGAAAAACTGCTTGGAATAAAGGAGTTAAAAGAACAGATGAAGATTTAATTAAAATATCTTTAAATAGAAAAGGAAAAATGTTAGGAGAAAATAATCATACTTCTAATTTGATTTTAAATTTTGAAACGGGCATTTATTATTTTGGAATAAGAGAAGCTAGTGAATCATATGATAATAAGTATCATTCAATGAGAGATAGGTTAAACGGTAAAACTAATAATAAAACAAGTTTTAAATGTTTAAAATAAGTCCAAAGTATAAAAGTTTATTTGAAGGTAATACTAGATATTATGTCATTACTGGTGGTCGTGGTTCATCTAAATCATTTAGTGTAAATACATTTCTATTATTATTAACGTATGAAGTAGGACACGTTATTTTATTTACACGTTATACATTAACGTCTGCTCATGTTTCTATTATACCAGAGTTTATAGATAAAATTGAAATATTAGATAGGTATGACGATTTCTATATTACAAAAGATGAAATTATAAATAAAAAAACAGGAAGTAAAATATTATTTAAAGGAATTAAAACAAGTTCAGGTCAACAAACTGCAAATTTAAAGTCTTTAAATGGAGTTACTTGTTTTGTATTGGATGAAGCAGAGGAGTTAACAGACGAGGACGTATTTGATAAGATTGATTTATCTATTCGTAGCCAACTAAAACAGAATAGAGTTATATTAGTCTTAAATCCTGCAACGAAAGAGCATTTTATATATCAAAAGTTCTTTGAAGCAAAAGGAATTGAAGCAGGAAGCAATACGACAAAAGGCGATACAACGTTTATACATACAACGTATGAGGATAATATCGAAAACCTTAGTGAAAGTTTCTTAAATCAAGTCTTAGACGTAAAGAAACGTAGACCTGAGAAGTATAAGCATACTATTTTAGGAGGGTGGCTAGATAAAGCAGAGGGTGTAATATTTACTAATTGGAAAGTAGGCGAGTTTATAGAAGTTAATCCAAGTATATTTGGTCAGGATTTTGGGTTTAGTAATGACCCGACAACATTAATCGAAACTTCAATTGATACGGATAAAAAAGTAATCTATGTAAGGTTACATATTTATCAGACACATTTAACCACTTCACAAGTATATGAACTTAACAAAACATTTGCGAATGATTCATTAATAATTGCTGATTGTGCAGAGCCTAGATTAATAAACGAGTTACAAGATAGGGGACTTAATATCGAGCCAGCAGTTAAGGGTGCAGATTCAGTTCGGTTTGGTATTGCATTGATACAAGATTACGATTTAGTAATTGACGAAAGTAGTATTGACTTAATCAAAGAGTTAAACAACTATTGTTGGTTAGAAAAAAAGAGTGAAACGCCTATTGATAAATACAACCACGCTTTAGATGCTTTACGTTATGCAGTAACTTATCAAATAAACGAAAACCAAAATAGTCTACCTTTTATACGATAATACAAATAATAAAATTAAACGTTTAAATAATATGAAATTAGAGTTAATTATTCCCGAAAGTTTGAATGAAGTTCCTTTGCTACATTACCAACAATTTGTTGACGATGTAAAAGGAAGTGAAGATGAAGACTATATAGGGCAAAGATTAGTTGAAAGGTTTTGTGGCATTGAATTAAAAGAAATAGTTAAGATAAAGCAAAAGGATATTTTAAACCTTACAAATCATTTTAACGCTTTATTCAAAGCAAAGAATGAATTTAAAACTAGATTCAAGATACAAGGTAAAGAATTTGGATTTATAACCGATTTAGAAAACATTACAAGTGGAGAGTATATCGATTTGGAAAAGTATTTACAAGACGTTAACACGCTTCACAAAGCTATGGCAGTAATGTATAGACCAATAGTTAAAGAGAAAGGTGATAAATACGAAATAGAACCATATCAAAGTGCTTTAAACTATTCAGAGGTTATGCAATATGCACCACTATCAATTGTACTTGCTGCACAGGTTTTTTTTTGGACTTTAGGTCAACAATTGTTGAAAGCTATTCCTACCTTTTTGAGTCAGGAGATGAAGAAAATGAGCAAGAAACAGCAGGAGATTTTAGTGGAGCAACTCAATTTGCAAAACAATGGGGATGGTATACAAGTATATATGAACTCGCTCAGGGAGATGTTAGAAGATTCGATGAAGTTACACGACTTACCATACATCAATGTTTAACATGGTTAACTTATAAGAAACAAAGACAAGAAATATTTAAGGAATGAAAGGACACTTACAAATAATAGATGCAATTCGTACACAGTTAGAAGCTGATGAATTTGTTAACACGGTAACAGAGGGTAGTTTGTTCGATATTGATTTAAACAAGGTAACTATATTTCCTTTGTGCCATGTAATTGTAAACAGTTTTCAATTTAGTGAAAATGTAATTAGATGTAATCTTTCAATACTTGCAATGGATGTTGTTGACATATCAAAGAAAGAGGTTACAGATGCTTTTAAAGGTAACGACAATAAGCAATATGTAATCAATACTGCTTTACTTACTTTGAATAGATTATACCAACAATTAAGACATGGTAGCTTAGTTGATAGTGGTTATATTGTAGATGGCACACCAACGGTTGAACCATTTGAGGAACGATTTGAAAACTATATTGCTGGTTGCACAATGACATTAGATGTTAACTTTTTCCCTGATATGACAGTATGTTAAAAGATGGTGTAGAAAAGGAATTAAAACGGTTTACAGACTATGTAGTTAAAGAAGCACGTACAAATTTAACACGTCTAAAAAAGAATAGCACTAAGTCTTTATACGATAGTTTAAAAGGTAATGTTAAAGTATCAACAAACTCTTTTGAGATGTCTATTGAGATGGAGGAGTACGGACACTTTCAAGATAAAGGGGTAAGTGGTAAGAAAGTTAAATATAACACTCCATATTCTTATTCTAGTAAGATGCCACCACCAAGTAAATTAGATAAGTGGATAACTAGAAAAGGTATTGCTCCGAGAGATAAACAAGGTAGGTTTATAAGTAGAAAGTCTTTACAGTTTTTAATAGCACGAAGCATATTTAACAAAGGAATTAAACCAAGTTTATTTTTAACTAAACCATTTGAGAAAGCATTTAAGGCTTTACCCGATGAACTAATTGAAAAGTTCGGTTTAGAAGTATTAGATTTATTTGATTATACATTACAAACACCAAAGAAATGAGTAACAGAATTTTTTCAAGGTCGCCTTTCATTATAGAGGTTAACGAAGCATTACAAACAAGTAGTAAAATAGAGGTCTTTTTGTGGAACT